TTGTCAGCAGTGATCTTGCCGGGGCTCAGCGAAGTGCTATCGGTCAGCACTTCAAAGTCGCCAGACAGGTTGGCTTTCCAGAAGGGGACGTTGATAAAGTCACCACCCTCAGTTGCATTCAGCTCCGCCATGGGCTGCACCACACCGCTAGCCAGGAAGGCATCACGCTGCGTGGTTTGCTCGATGACGTAAGGCGTAAAAACCTCTGGGATGATGATGTCAGAGCGAAGAGTCGCCATGATTCATCTCGGGGAAATGGTTTACGGTGTGGGCGCAGCCCAAAGCACCAGCGCAGCCGGTTGGCAATAGCTTAGCGGTTAGCTGTTGCTTTCATGCGATCATAAAGGTCGCGATCTGTACGAAACAGTCGCGCTTGCTCAGTCAGGTTGAACGATTCACGGCTGAATGGGTTAGCCATGCCTGCCGGAATGCCGCCAGTGCTGGCACCGGCTGATGGTGCGCCACTGCCTTGTGGCTTGGGTTGCTTCTGCATCCATGCTGGCAGCGTCTTCGCCCATTCGCTGACAGGCGTGCGCTGGTAGCCGTCAACTACCACTACGGTGCCATCAGCATCGCGTTCGATCTGATCGGCGCTCAGCTTGGTCTTGAGCACCAGGTCAGGGTCATGCACGATGTCGGCCAATGCCGTTACTGCTGGTGTGACGAGCTCCAGTTCGCGGACTCGCGCTTCAAGGGTTGCGATGCGCTGGTCCTTTTCCGTCGTCGCCTCACGGAACTGTTGCTCCAGAGCCTGTCGCGCTTCTTGGTATTTGCCTTGTGATTCAAGCTGCTGTTGCTCGTGGTTGCGCTTGAACTCCAATAGCTCATTGACATCAACACCATCAGGCAACGCTGGCGCTTTCTTGGCAGCGCGTAACTCAGCGATCAGCTCTTTATTCTTGCGCTCAAGCGCCTCGACACTGCGTTGCAGCGCTTCGGTGTCACCAGTGGCCGCAGGCTCCTGGATCTGGTTTTCATCAGACATGCGTATCCCGCAGGGATAAAGTGCGCGTTAATTCTACCATCCAATGGTAAGCTTATTTTGCTCTTGAGCTAAACGATGAAGATTCTACGCAGCAATGAAAACGGCGTAACGTTGCGGGATTTGCGCAATGCCATGCAAGGCATGATCGACATCGACGAAGATGGCGCCGAGGCGATGCTTTATGCCGCCGTAGGCAACTTGCATGTATCGGCAGTTACCGCTGTTGCAAAAGACGAAGATGGAGATTTGATATTGATTTCAGCCGCTGCCGAAAATTTGATGAAAGATCTCGGTAGCTGGGATGACTTTATCCGAGACTAGCCATCCGCCTTGCGGCCTTGTTGCCCTTGCCGGTCTTTGTTTGTTTTGCGGTTTGCTGTGCTCTTACATAGCTCCGCGCCGCTGAGCTTACCTTGCGCCCCGCAAGGGTGTCCTGGCTGACTTTTTTGACCAATGCTTGCTTGCGCTCGGCTATCGACGGCTTAGTTTTAGTTTTTACTGCACTCCGCTTTGTTCCGGTGCTGGTTGCTTTGTAGTAATCTCGCGCGCGTTGCGCCGTAGCTTTACTTTTTGCCGCTTTGTTGCCGCCGCCAGCCTTAAGCTCCTTTGATGCCTTGCGCTCTACTGCTTGCGCACGACCGCGTGCACTTGTGGTTTTAGGAGCGCCACCTTTCCTGCCGCCGCCGCCGCCGCCGCCGGCGAATCTTCCTTTTGAATCTCGCCGTTGTGCCATGGTTCCGTGTCGGTTACTAGCAGTCTACTGAGCTACCACTTCACCTTGTCAGCCCAAAACGCCGGAGACATCTTGCCGCGAGCAATGTTGCTGGCATGCCTTGCCTTGAATGATGCCCGCCTGGCTTTATCTGCTGCTGACTCGTTTTTGCGTGGCGGGCTGCCGCTGACATCCTGCTGACCAAACCGGATCAGTTTGATGGTCTCGCCCTCCTTGGCCAGTACCGCATGTGATTTGGTCGGATGATTTGGCGTCCGCTTGGGTTTGTTGTAACCCTCGAACTGCTCGCCGCGATAGGTAATCACGACCGGTCGCCGCGTTTCATTTCTTCTTGCCCCCCTTCTTGGGCATGGGCTTTTGAGGTTTAGCTGGTCCGGTGTACTTAGGCATCACTTTTTACCTTTTGGCTTGCGGGCTTTACCGGCTTCAGATAGAGCAATGGCTATTGCCTGCTTGCGGCTTTTGACCTTTGGTCCCTTGCCGGGGCCTGGCTTGCCGCTTTGCAGTGTTCCCCGCTTGAACTCGCCCATCACCTTGGCGACTTTCTTGTCCGCCTTGGTCGGCTTCTTTGCCATGCCGCCATTCCTCAATACCTGCCAGCAGGCTAGCGCCGTCTGCTGTTGCCCATCCTTTGTCGGTGTAGATCGCTGGCACCCATGCCTCACCGGCTAATGCTTCAACAGGATCTGAGCTGACCGTAAACAGTCCCTCGTTGCGAAAGTGCCGCAGGTTAGGCAGGTCCATATCGTTTGCGGAGCTGTTCTAAGGTTAATTCTGACCCATCATCGCGTACCAGCTTGGCGATGGCATCGCGTGGGCCGTATTTCTTGGCAAGCCGGTTGAAGTATGCAACCTTGCCAGGGCCAAGCGCATCAGCCTGCACGCTCCGTGGCTGCTTAGATAGCCATTCTCCGTAACTCTGGTCAATCGGCACCTGACCATCCTTGCTGGCGCGGGTTGCAGTGGTGGATGGCGGCAGGATGTCTGGATCGATGACTGGTACGGTCGTGCTGCGGCAGTTGAAGTGCTGCGGCGGCATCGGGCCTTTGCCATACGCAAATTCCTTGCCGTCAAGCGCTCGGCAGATCGCGCTGGTGCGAGTGTCGAGGGTAGCAACGTACCTGTAGCGCGGCGTAATGTCTTGGTTGGCCTCGTAGACCTGCTGGCTGGCGGTGTTGGCCACCTGGTTAATGCTGGTGCGTATCAGGGCGACGACTTGATTGTCTGCTACTGCTGTTGCCTGCCCGCCTGCAGCGATGAGCTGTCTAACGGTCTTGGCTTCCTCGCCAAATTGCAGACTGCCAATCAGCCGTTTGGCAATGGCAGGCGTCGGCTCGCCAGTCAGCAGTCCCTGCCGCACCACCTGGCTGAACCGCTCGGCCTGATCGACAGCAATGCCACGGAACGCCTTGGTGACTACCTCGCCATTAGGCAGAGTGATGGTGGCGCCCTGCGCAGCGGTCAGATTAAACGTGGCCGGGGCGCCTTGCACTGCGGCAAACAGGTCATCACTCAGCGCCACTACGTTGAGCTGTGTCGGGTCGGTGGTAACAACCGACTGTGCAAACTGCGGGCTGATCTCCACGGTGTTGACCGCATCCCGTGCGCCAGCCGGTAACGCCTTGCGAAGCTGATCGGTTACGAACTCAGATTGCAGCTGCGCGATGCCCTGCAGCTCAGCCGCTGTGATCTCCGTTGCATCGCCCGCCCAAGTGCCGAGGCTGTCCTTTAACTGCGCAAGGATTGCTCGCAGCCTGGCTGCCTTTACAGGTGCAGCAAGTTCGTCGATGGTCCGCAGTTGATTAACCGCATCAATGATGATGTCGTTGTAGACGTTGATGATGCGACGCGCAACGCTATTGCTGTACCTGTTCAGGTCGATGGCGTTACGATATAGCGCTTCTGGTGTGCTCACTGTCCATCAGACGGTAGATCAAGCCCCGCATTGGATGTAGCATCCAGCTCTTCGTCTACGTCAAAGTTATCGCCTAGTACATCGCCTTCAGCCAGCTCACGCAGCAGGGTTTCCTGGCTGATGGTGCCAGCGGTGTAGAGCGATAGCAGCGCAGTAATGTCCTGCGGCTCAAGGCGTGCGCCGAGGAAGTCACGGTTGACATAGCTGCTACCGGCAGCAGTTGCATTGCCGAGGTACTGCGCATGAAACTGCAGGCAGTTGTCAATCATGTCTTGCATATTTTGCGCAATCACCATCATGGTGCTATCGCCCTGGCTGCGATCAATGCGCTTTGCCTCAGCTGTCTCGGCGCTCAGCTTCTGACCTAGCACTGCGGACAGTCCTAGCTCATTGATCTGCAGCGCAAGCTGCTCAAGCCTGCGGAATTGCGCGTCAAAGCTGCGACCGGCTGGCTCGATGTACTCGGCGCGGCCTTCAGCTGGAAATGCGATTGCTTCGCCGGGTCCGGCTGATACCTCTTCGGCTGCTGACGGGAACCCGTAGAACGCCAGCATCGGTACCGCCGAGATGTGCAGTTGGTTGTCAAGGTCCGACTGCACCTGATAGGTCTTGAGGTTCAGCTCTGCAATGTCTTCCAGCGGCGGGCGGGATTCCATGAAGTCATGGCGCTGCGCATAGGCAATGGTGAACGGGATCTCGCTAAGGCTGGTGCGGCCTTCATCAACGACGGTGAACTCACCGCTGTCGGCCTTGCGATGGATGCTGTACTCGCCAGGCGTCAGCACACGAACCTGCTCGACGGCCTTCTCGCCAAACTCACCATCTGGCACCGTGACCACTTCCGCCAGCCGCAGCTGAGTGAGCACCTGCCTGCCTTCTTGCGTCTCGGTGCGCCAGCCAAGGATCTGCCGGGGTGTGTATGTCACCCAGTAGGGCCTGCCGCCATCAGACGGGGCATCTACCAACGTACCAATGTGGCCATATCGCACCATCTTGCGGGCTGCCTCATAGGTCCACACGTTGAGGTCGTTGCCTTGCAGGTCTACGTCAAATAGCTGTTCACGGATGATGTCGGCGGTGTCATCCAGCCTCACTGGCTTGCGGGTGAGCATGCCCGCCAGCATGCGCTCAAGGCGGATGTAGTACGGCGGGCACACGCTACGGGACAGGCGGTTGTCGTAGGACTCATCCAGTTCGCGGGGCTCCTGCGGCAAATAGCGGCGATGCTTCTTGCGCATGCCATAGGTGCCCTGCAGCAGATCTTCAATCAGCAGCCAGTGCGGCTCCTGCGCATACCAATTCGTATTCGGGTCGTTGACCTTTGCTACGGTGCGCTGCGCTAGCGGCCGGTCATAGAAGTTGTAACCGCTATACACGAGCGCTAGCTGCTGAGAATACCATCAGTTTACGGCTTCAGTCATTGATGGGCTGTCTAGTAAAGCCTGACGCCAGTGCTGCGGCCAGCACCGGCGTGCAATGGGTTGAACTCACGCCACACCAGGTAGCCGAGCGCGTCGTTCATGTGATCAAATCCTGCATCCTTGTCGGGCTCGCCCTTGTCGCTGTAGCACTGCAGCTCTAGGCATTCGATCACGCGGCGGCAACCCTGCACCACCTGCAGCCGTACCTGTCCTTTGCCGTTCTCCAGCAGCGCCTGCACAGCTGATACACGATCACGCACTGGCGGGTTGCTGCGTGGTGACTGGTTCGACATGCCGTAGGACTCCAGGATCTGGATGTCGGTCTGGCTGGCGTTGGTGCTGCGGCTGCCGCCGCTGGCGTCTGGGTAGATGTAGATCTGCTGCTGCGGGTGCCGCCTGCGGATCTCCTGGGCCAGAGCGTCGGTGTCGTGCGCACCGGCGATCTCGTCGATCACCAGCAGGCCATTGCCAAGCCGCACGGCGATCACGGCAGACATGTTGCCCACGTTGAAGTCGATGCCAACACGGATCGGCTCGCGGGTGGTGTCCGGCACTGTGGCGGTGACATGCTTTGCCCGGTCAAAGCGGTCGTACACCTGCCCAGTTGTCAGGTTGACGAACTCGCCATCTAGGTATGCCCGTAGCAGGCTCGGGTCGTAGTTCGCCTGCAGCCGTTCGATGAAGTCAGGCGGCAGGTGTGGGTTATCTGCCGTGCGCATTTTGATTAGCTGCCGGTCTGGCCGCTGTTTGGCATCATCGCTGCCGAACGTGTTCCACATCCACCGAAAGCCTTCTGGCGTTGATGCCGCGCCAAACTGCCGCACATTGCCCGAGCGCAAACGACCGAGGATCTTAGGGAATGCCTTGTTAGCAATGCTTGGCGTTACGGTGTCGATCTCATCGGCCAGCACCCATGCAAGGTTTAGGCCGATGATGCGGCTCCAGTTCTCAAAGCTGCGGCACAGGATCTTGGTATCACCGCCTGGCAGGTGCAACATGTACTCCGGCAGCGGGCTAGCGCGGAAGGTGTACAGGATGTCGTACGCCTCTAGGAATGCCTCAAAGTCCGTCTGCCAGATGTCCCGAATCAGCGGGCCTGTCGGCTCCATCACGCAGCCGATGAAGCCTTGATTGACCGCGGCCAGCATCACGGCCTTAGCGCATAGCGCTCTGGTCTTGCCAGCGCCATAACCAGCGCTGATGCCAAGGATCTGCGTTGCGGTGTCATCTACGAACGCAAGCTGCCCAGGGTGAAGGTCGCTGCGGATGCGGGTCAGCAGGTCAGCGGTGTCCTCGGGCGTCTGCTGCTGCATGAATGACAGCAGTGGTACTGGTTCGCAAATGCCGCTGACAATGCTCACGACATCTCAAACCGCAATAGCCGAGCTTGCTTCTCTACGGCAGTCATGGCTAGACCGACTTGGTTGTTCTCGCGTGCAATGCGTTCGTAATCCTGCAGCCGCGCCAAGGCGGCCTCTAGCCATTGAGGCCGCTCCAGCTCGGCGTCAAGCGCTATTAACTTACGCGCTTCAGCCAAATAATCACGCACTTGACGTTCGCTTACTTCCCACTTTTCGGAACCGTACTGAACAATTTGATTATGATTCCATGCGCGCAAAAGCAAACCATAAACCTCATTAACCCGGTTTTGGATCTCGTCTTTGGTGCTTTTGCGCGCCATTGTATTACTCCCGAATTTGGACTGGCATCACCAGATAAGTCTGGCCGATGACGACAGGCGAGGTAGATGTGTTGGCCTGAATGGTAATCATAGTGTCAGTGTATCCCTTCAGTCCATCCATAAGGTAATGGACGTTGACGGCCAGCTGCGGCAGCTTGCCATCACATGCGACCGATTCAGCGCCGCTGCTGGTTTCGGATTCGGCGGTCACTTCAATGGCGCCAGCCTTGACGGTCAGTCGCACGATGTCATTGGGCGAGACGCACGCGATCCGCTCCAATGCTGCGAGCAATGCCTCGCGGTTGCATGTGGCGCTGGCCTTGAAGGTGGCAGGGATCAGCTGTTGCACTGATGGGTAGGTGCCATCGAGCGTCCGCGTGATCATGCGCGTGGTGCTGTCCAGCTGAATGGCCACATGCCATTCAGCTGGACAGCAC